TCTTCAATGTTCTGTAAAGAGCGATCTCCACCTCTCATGACATAATTATCAAATGTTTGAATTTTAGTTTGATCGGATATATCCATTAGTCGGCCTCCAGATTGAAAGTAATTTGAAATTCAGTTGTAAAATCTTGATAGTCAGTTACTACAAGTGGACAATCGTTTAACCACTCTTGAAAGGCCTTGTAGCGTTGCTCCTTGACTCTCTCATATTCTAACTCAATATTGAGTTCTTCGTTTGCTCGTTGCTCGTTCATAAATGTTTCTCGTTCTTGAGTGATTCGATCAAAAATTTCTTTTTTAAGTGGCATTTTTAATAAGTCTTACATATAAGGGACAATTTAGAGGGCTCACTTGTTATACATCAAGAAAGTTATCATCAGTAAGTGGGTGTACTCCCTGATCTTTACTAAATGCTCTACCATCAAGATAGCCTTGCCTGTAACTTAATTCTTTTTCTTTTGAAAGTTCTCTAAGTTCTGTTACACTTAGTCCAGACTCTTCCAACTCAAGTGCATTATCTGAAAATTCTTGTAATCTTTCAATCACTTCTTCGGGGAAAAATCCTCTATAATAAGCATTTTCTCCAAATGCAAGTTCATAGACTTCCTTCATAAATTCTGTTGGTGTCATGCTCATTTTAGTTGCTCCTAGTTTAAATCGTTTACAGATTGACCGCCTTTGATATCCTCGACTATCTCATCAAAGTAATCATCCCAATAGTTGTATGCATCATCAAAAAACTCAAGTGGCGATTGCTTATTAACATAATCTGTCATATCATCAGTTACATAAGCAACTAAATCTTTTGTACTCATGTTGTCCACAAGTCTCTCAACATACAAATCCTTAAGTTCCTGTAATTGTTCGGGTGTTAGATTTGCTTTTATTTGCTCATTCTTCATGTGAGAATAATAATCAAAGTTTGTCATAATAATTCAGTTCTTACTAAAAGTACAATTTAGAGGGCTCACTTGTTTAACCATGGCCATGTAGATTTCAAGTTGGTTGAGTATCTTAAACTCTTATCTAATCTCAACTCTTCATCATCATTGAAATTTGCATCAACAATAGTTTTACTCTTTTTATAAAGATTTGTAATGGCATCTTTACCATACCAATCTTTTTCGATAGGATGGCTACCAGTACATGATCCACCATCTAATGATACATCATCATCTATGTTAGCGAATAATAAACGTGAGTAATGTTTGATTAATCCTAACTCTCTGCGAGTCAGTTGAATTGTGTAAAGTTCTTGTTCCATACTATAAGGACAATTTAGAGGGCTCAGTTTGCTTTTAATACTTTTTGAAATATCTCTTGACATTTTTGTCTATCATCTTTATCATACCAGTATTGATACTGTTTTATCAATCGAGAATAAGAACCTCGATTATCATTCTTGAAATACTGCATGAATGTAGAATAGAACATCATAGAATCAATTAGATACTGTCGTTCTGTCTCGTTGAGTTCAATTTTCATAACTCTGTTTCCACTAAATTTGATAATTTTGTTTCTACAAACATTTCATCTGGGTCATCATGTAACCAGTTATAGACTCTTGCAAAGTCTTTATCATAATCATAAGAAAGAACCTGACCTTTAACTGTTTTGTCAAGTGATTCGACTATCATACCATTTACAATCATTAGAATACCCCTGATAATGTGAGTTGCTGTTCGGGTATCTGTTCTTCTTCTATGCTTACAGTTTCATAATCAAACTCTTCCCAATTAAAGTCAAAGTAGTCAAAACCATTTTCTGCTTCATCTTTGGCCTCTTCCATACTGTTTGCTTAAACAGTAAAGTATTCATACTTAGTGCATTTGCGAGTTACATAGAACTCATGTTCATAATTTTTCATTATCTGAAGTTAAGTGATTTGATTTCTGACTCATTCGCAAGAGCTTCTTCTGCATCAGCAACGAGGTCATCATTTGATAGGTTATCGAAACTGGGATAGAATAGATCATCTAAAATCTTTTCCCCTAGCACTTCCTCTTCATCTGTCATATAAAGACGGTAGGATTTGAGTGCTTGATAAACTAGGTCGTATTCTTTTCTGGTCATAATAATTTAATGCTTACACTATAGGGACAATTTAGAGGGCTCACTTTCTATTCTTTGAGATATTAAAGTTGTGATAAGAAAATACTTCTCGATCTACAATTTTGAATGTACCAAATTTGTTTTCAAGTACATATCCCTCGTGGTCAACATCATGGCCTGCAATCTCACACCCGATTGAATCCTCAACTAGAATGTAAGTAAACATTTGTAGTTTAATTGTTTCAACTAACTTCCATAATCTGATAACATTAATATCAACATTGTTATCAATCGCAATCGCTTCCTGTATCAGTTCATTAACTTCAACACCTTCTCGAATACAGGCATTAAGATGTTTCTTGACTCGATTAATGACCTTATTCTCTGTTGGGAACTCACATAATGTTGACATTTGTTTAGCAAAATCACATTGAAGTTTAAGATAGTCATTATCATTATGAATCTCTGCTACTGGTTTAATAAACAATACTGATCTCTTCTTGCTAGTTCTTGGTAAGTATTGTAAGGGAATCGCAACTGCGTCTCTTAAATCTTTTTTAGCATGATATAATGTATGTGGTGCAACAATAATTTTATCTTTTACAATCTCATTGAACTTATATGTAATTGTATTAGGTCGATAGATATAATCCCCACCAAAGCCAATGAAGTCTCCTTGATAGATGTTACCAGTATGCGGTAGATTATCAAAGCAAGCATGAAGAACCTCTGCAACAAATCCAGTATGGTTCTTATCAATCTCCTTATGAGAATGATTAATCTTGATTAACTTCTTGTTGAATACTGATTTAGTGCCAACAAAAAACTTTTTGTTTGCAGGATTTCTTCCCCATACAATCGCAGGGCTACCATCAATCTTAACTGATATGTTGCCATCTTCTGTAAACCATCTTAGAACTCTAAGATCGCCACTAAGGATAGAATCTTCTGGGTGTTCGATATGTGTGTTTGGCATAATAATACTCTGTCAATAATAGGACAATTTAGAGGGCTCAATTCCTAACAACACTAATTGCAGGTTCGCCCTGATTGAATACAGTATCAACAACTGTCTGCACTTTGCGTGATGTGGATATTCCTACCTTATCATATACTGGTACACAAATTAATCCAAATGTTTTACTCTCATCACCCTTACGAATGACTCTACCAATAGTCTGACTGATTCCAATATAATCCATGTTTCTAAGAAACATTGCAGCTTCAAGTCCTTTAACATTGATGCCCTCAGATAATATACTGTGGTGCATAACAACAAATCTTTTACTGGAATCTTTACCCCATGTATTCAAAGTATTGAAGAACTCTTCTCGATTAACTTTCTTACCATCAATAACTGCACCAGTTTTAGATGTTATCATCATCCATGAATAACCACGACAAGATAGGTCATTGATGAAAGAAGTTTGGGATACTAGATTAACAATCTGTTTTGTTGATCTTGCACAAATTAGAATCTTATCTACATCTTGGTCATCAATCGTATCTAATACACAATCACAATCTTGCTCATGCTTGAATCTACTATCATCAACTAAATCAATTTTCTTGATAACAACTTTAGGTGGTAATATGTAACCTTGCTTGACTAACTTAGGTGCAGGTACATTGCAAATAACTCCACCAAAAATATCGGTGTCATTCATACCAACTCTAGACCCAATAGAATGTTTTGGTGTGGCTGTAAAGAAGTAACAACGTGAAGCATACATTGAATAATACTCAACTGCTTCAATAAAATTCTTTTGAACTGCGTTATGTGCTTCATCAAAGTATATTGTATCTACATGAATACCACTCTCCTGTATTCTATGAAGTGAATGATATGTAGTGAAAATTATCTGATTAAAAGCACAGTTCTTTGTTGACCATACAGATATTCTACTTGCTTTAGTGGTTGAATAATAATGTGTCTCTCCACTATGAACATGAGCAACAGCAACATCAACATTATAATTACCATCAAGATTCTGCTCTAAAAACTCTGAACATAACTGATTCGCAAGTAAGATGCGAGGTGCAACAACTACAATAGTCTGACCAAATGGACTCTTGAACTGTC